ATTAGATAGTCAGATTATCTAAATAGTACTATGGAAATTGTACTAGACGCTCACATCATTTGGAATCTCATTTTAACTCTCGTTGCCGTCCCACTGGGATTCTTCGTTAGGAACATTCTAGCGGAACAACAAAGATTAAGTATACTAATCAATAGAACTAGAGAAGAGGTTGCTAAAGATTATGTCACACGAGACCAAGTGGAAAAAGACTTTCAACGTATGTTGGATGCAATCGAAAGAATTGACGAAAAAATAGACAGACTCCAATCTAAGACCTACTTCCAAGAATAGGTTCCCAAATGGTATAAATAGTAGTAGTTAAGATTATTACTACTGGAATACTATTATGGCATCACCTAATTCAAAGGCAACCTTCAAGGACTACATCAAAAGAGCTCTAGGAGCTCCTGTTGTAGAAATTAACATCGATGACGACCAAATGGACGACAGGGTCGATGAAGCACTGCAATATTTTCGTGAATTTCACTACGATGGAAGTATTAAAACCTATCTAAAACACCAAATTACTCAAGCAGAGATTGATTCGTTTAAGACTAACGAAACACACGCAGCTGCGACAACTGGAACACAGGCGATTGCAAACCAAACTTACGGAGAAGGTAAGAATTATTTGACACTACCTGAACACGTTCTTTCAGTAATTAACTTATTCCCTTTCTCAAGTGGAACTCAAGCAAATATGTTTGATATTCAGTATCAACTTAGACTAAATGACTTGTGGGATTTAACATCCACTAGTGTAATGTACTACTCACAAGTACAATCACACCTTGCATTACTTAATCAAATGTTAGTGGGTCAGATACCTATAAGATTTAATATGCATTCTAATAGACTGTACATTGACTACAATGCATCAAAATTGACTGCAGATGAGTGGATTATCATAGAATGTTATAGAAAAATAGACCCTACAGACATGACAGATGTTTACAATGATATGTGGTTAAAAAAATATGCAACACAATTGGTCAAGTATCAATGGGGTCAAAACCTATCTAAATTTGGTGGTATCGCACTTCCAGGCGGAGTGACACTTGATGCAGAACGTATGATGACTGAAGCATTAGAAGAACGAACAAAACTAGAGGAAGAGTCAAGGTTAAATTACGAAATGCCTGTTATGGACATGATGGGATAACCTCATGGCGACTAACGTATTTTTCAATCACGCAGTAAACACTGAACAACATCTTTATGAAGATTTGGTTGTTGAATCCTTACGAATGTATGGACACGAGTGTTTCTATCTACCTAGAGAAGTTGTAGAAGAGGACACAATCCTTAACGAAGACGTACAATCTAGGTTTGGTGATGCATACTCAGTGGATATGTATATTGAAAATACAGAAGGATTTGAGGGTGAAGGAGACTTAATGTCTAAGTTTGGTGTCTCAGTTCGGGATACTGCAACTTTCGTAATCTCACTCAGAAGTTGGGAAAGATTCATCTCACTAGATTCAAACCTTGCAACATCTTTAAGACCTAACGAGGGAGATTTAATACACTTCCCTATGAGTGGTTCAATGTTCGAAATCAAATTTGTAGAACATGAAAATCCATTCTATCAGGTAGGTAAACTCTTTGTATTCAAATTACAATGTGAATTGTTCGAGTACAGTGGAGAAGACTTCGATACCAATGTCACGGACATTGACTTAATAGAAGACGAACAAGCATACTACATAGACTTAACAATGGCGACTGGTGGTTCAGGAAACTATGTAAACAATGAAAATATTACACTAAGTAGTGTTGTAGTGGGAGAAGTAATATCTTGGAATCCTACTACTAGAAACTTAAGAATTAGAGATAACACTAAGACACTTGTTGTCGGAGATGTACTTGTCGGTGCAGACGGAAGTGCATCACATACAATCTCAAGTATTGTGGATGTCATGACCATGGGTAATGACGGAGCTGCAGATAACTTGGACTTCGAAACAAAAGCAGATGGATACTTAGATTTCTCAGAAACAAACCCATTCGGTGAGGTGACATAATGATAGAAAAAATAATTGCAGAAGTACTTGGTTGCGACCAAGAATTAGTAAAAGAGGATTCACACTTTGTGGAAGACTTGGGTGCAGACTCACTAAACATCGTGGAAGTAGTCATGCAAATTGAAGAGGAGTTTGGAATAGAGATTCCCGATGAGGATGCAGAACAATTGAAAACGGTTGGAGACTTGAGAACATACATCGAGGATAACCAGTAATGTTCGGTACTCACTTTTATCATGAGACGATTAAACGAAGTGTATCTATCTTTGGTACATTGTTTAATAATATCTATATCAAAAAAATCAAATCAGACGGTACTGTTCTTGCACAACAGATAGTCCCCATATCCTATGGCCCAAAACAAAAGTGGTTAGCGAGACTGAATGAAGAATCGAGTCTAAGTGATAATAATAGAAGTGCAATCAGTCTACCTAGACTTGCATTTGAAATAACAGGATTCCAGTATGATGCAGATAGACAACAAAACAAATTAATCAAGACTTCTAAAGGTGGACTAAACGCAGATAAATCAAACCGAGGGTTCCAGTACGCACCTGCGCCATATACAATCAGTTTTACACTTAGTGTTCTTGCGAAACAAGCTTCAGACGGACTTCAAATCGTAGAACAAATAATTCCTTACTTCCAACCCGAATATACAGTGTCTATGAAAATGATTGATGACATGAGTGAAGTAAGAGATGTACCCATTACACTTACAGGTGTAGAAATGACGGACACTTATGAAGGAGAGTTTACCGAAAGACGTGTTATAGAACATACACTTACATTCGATATGAAAATATACTTCTTTGGCCCAATCTACAGTGGTAAGATTATTAAGAATGTTATTGAAAGAACATATGTTAACCCTTCAGTCACTAAAGGATTCTCAACGACTGCAATAGATGAGTCAGGACTGGTTAAAGAGGTTAAACACTACGAACCTGCATTCGGAGAGGTTGCAAACGCACAAAGTTCGGGTACAACAGTGACCTTTGAAAGTGCGATAAATAGTTCTATAAGTGTTGGAGACGAAGTGTTCGATACAGGTAATGCAACGAATCCTACAATTTCTAGTATTGCAAGTAATAAACTAACCGTTGTATTATCAAGTGCAATTACACTTACGAAGAAAACAACACTTAAGTTTGTAGGTTCTGTAGACCCTGAAGATACTTTCGTAGTTGCAGAAACGGTAAATTTTTATGATGACGGTACTGGTTCAACATTTGCAGACAATCAGACTGAAGATGCGAGTTAAATTATGGCAAAAGATATTGATTCAAAACTAGATGATATCCTAGATATCGGAACTAGTATACAAAAAGAAACCAAAGTAGTTAAACTACCTGCACTTCAACGTGCAGAGTCAGTAGACAACGACTACAAGTATGGTCGAGAGACCCTCTACAACCTCGTAGAGAGGGGTCAGGATGCGATTGATGGGATACTTGACCTATGCAAGGAAACCGAACATCCACGTGCTTATGAGGTCGCAGGACAACTTATAAAAACGGTTGGGGATACTGCAGAGAAACTCCTAGACTTACAAAAGAAAGTCAAAGAACTGGAAGCAGAAAACCCAAATCTAAAAACACAACACAATCATCTATATGTGGGTTCCACTTCAGATTTACAGAAATACTTGAAGAAAAACAAAGAATAATGACTGATGCGAAGAATGAAGGGTATCTAGGTAATAACCTTATCAAGAAAGCTGGAATTGATATCCAGTATACTGAAGAAGAGTTAAATGAATACATTAAGTGTTCAAAAGACCCCACACACTTCATTGAAAACTATTGTCAGGTCATCTCACTCGATGAGGGTATGGTTAAGTTTAAACTCCGTGGGTATCAAAAAGAATTAATCCAACACTATGATGATAACAGATTCAACGTAGTTCTTGCATCTAGACAGTCAGGTAAGTCAATTACATCATGTGCATACCTAATATGGTATCTATTATTCCATCCTGAAGTCACCGTAGCAATCCTCGCTAACAAGGGTGCTATCGCACGAGAGATGGTTTCTCGTATCGTGACTATGTTAGAGTCAGTTCCGTTCTTCTTACAGCCAGGTGTTAAGATTTTGAACAAAGGTTCGATTGAGTTTGCGAATGATAGTAAACTAGTAGCGGCCGCAACATCTTCAAGTTCAATTCGTGGTCTTTCAATCAACCTACTATACCTCGATGAGTTTGCATTCGTAGAAAATGCAGAGGAATTCTATACTGCGACATATCCAGTGGTGACATCGGGTAAAGAAACTAAGGTTATTATTACCTCTACTGCAAACGGTGTAGGTAATATGTTCTACAAGATATATGAAAGTGCAGTGCATGGTCAGTCAGAATACAAGTCATTTACAATTAACTGGGACGATGTGCCAGGCAGAGATGAGGCATGGAAGAAAGAGACTATTGCAAACACTTCGGAAACTCAGTTCGAACAAGAGTATGGTAATAGTTTCTTAGGAACAGGTAATACACTTATCAGTTCAAATTGTTTGTTGGGTATGAGGTCTCTAGATGCAGAGTGGGGTCATGACGACTTCTTTATGTACAAACAACCCACTCCCGACCACACCTATGTATGTACAGTAGACGTTGCAAAGGGTAGGGGGATGGACTTTTCAACATTCACTATGTTTGATGTGACAGTCTCACCATTTGAACAGGTTGCAGTCTATAGGAACAGTATGATATCACCTATGCTGTTTCCTGATATTATAAATAAGTATGCAAAGGCGTATAATGAAGCATTAGTAATTATTGAGAATAATGCAGAAGGTGGAATGGTTGCAACACAACTACACTTCGATATAGAATATGGGAATGTCTTTGTTCAGGGTCAAACAAAAGTTGATGATATTGGTGTGACCATGAACAAAAAGATTAAGAGAATAGGGTGTTCTACACTTAAAGAGTTATTAGAAGAAAATAGATTAACTTTGTGTGACCGAAATACCATTACTGAACTTATGACATTCATAAATAAAGGTATGTCGTTTGAAGCGGCAAAAGGGTATCATGATGACTTGGTAATGAATTGTGTCCTATTCAGTTGGTTTGTCACCACAGAATATTTTCACCACTTAACCAA